GAAGGCAGAGGCAAAAAACCAGAAGCTCCGCGAGCTGTTTAACGAAGCTCGGTGGCTAATTATCGATCTTCAAGAAGAAATCAGCCGCATGTTGCCGCTTTGGGATGAAACGGAGGATTTCCTTAATAAAACGAACGAACTCACAAAATGAACACACCAAGAAAAATGACTGAAGAGGAGCTGCAACAATTTGCAACTCAATATCGGTTAGCTGATATAAAGATTTCCTGCCAATCCGCAATAGATGAACTCAATAGAGCTATTGGGTTAGAGGATCTCATTCAGCAGAGTCTTGCCCATAAAATCAATCAAAATGCGATATTAAGCATTAAGGTAGATGAAATCACAAAAGAAAACCAGAAGCTCCGCGAGCTGCTGGAGAGGGCTATCGAAGAAATGGAAGGCGGTGATCCTGTGGGAACAGCCGATCAATACCGCAAAGAATACAACCAACTAACCAAATGAACCCCGACACAAACTGCAAGTTCTGCGGGGCTGAAATGCGTAATGATATTCCAGTATTTAATTGCGGCTCATATTATGACCCTCAGCACAGAACGTCAGTAGTTACTGACCTCTGCTGCGAGCGGGCGAGGCATAAGGCCGAAGCTGAAAACCAGAAGCTCTGTGATATCGCCAAAGACCTATCTGGGCTAGTTCAAGGATGCATTTTCAAAATGATGGAACCCGCCAAAAGCGAAGCAAATCGCATCTGGCAAAGACTCGCCGCAGAACTCACCCAACTAACCAAATGAACCCACACCCAACACGCTCAAAACCCTACAAAATAGGACGCAAGCATACTGGCGCACGTGGAGTTAGGGCAAAAGGGAAACTCCAGTCCAAAGCGATAAAAGCAAACTCCAAAAAGGTTTCTGTGCTACGAAAATTCAAAGAGAAAGTTTCGTCTTTTTGGAAAGGTGAAATCGACCAATACCCAAAACCCATCTAAATGAACCCCGACACCACACCAACGCCGAGGACTGATGCAAAATACAAGGATCATCCTTGGGATCTCCACGACCATATTCCAGTTGAGTTTTGCCGCCAGCTAGAACGCGAGCTTTCCGAGAAAGCTAACGAGGTCGAGAGGATCCGGGAGCTTCTGAACAGAGCTATTGAGATTGCCGAAAAGCTGGAGAAAGAGGGGCTTTCAGTCAGTCAGCTAATTGATCTCCACCACGAGATTGATGCAGTCAAAAAACAAGCCCGACTCGCCCCCGCGCCAGAGGAACCCGTCAGCAAATGCGACGGAAACCACGGAATGCCACGCTGCAACGCAAAACCGGGTTGTTGCTGGCAAGATGCCCCCGCGCCAGAGGAATCAGTGGACAAGGGAGAAATTTCGGACGGATACCATACATTCAACGAGCTATATGACCATCGTTGCACTCTATTTCTTGCGCTACTCCAAAGAGTTCCAAGTATGTCATGGATCAGTAAGAAGCACGATGACGGATCATCATTTGATGGATGGTTTATTGCAGGGATGAGGTTGCCAAGCGGAGATGTTACTTACCATCTGCCAGAAAAGATGTGGGATCTGGCAGTTAAGACGGGTGCCGAACAACGCAATTTCGCTCCCAAATGGGATGGGCATAAAAGCCCAGATGTCGTTATTCGACTACAAGAGTGGATTAAATTAGCCGCCCCCGCGCCAGAGGAGCAAAAGAAAAAAGTCATTATCACGATCACGGCCGGAGAAAAAAAATCTGTCGCCATCGAGAAGCTAGAGGCGACCCTCTCGGTTTTGAAGGGTGAGATTAAGGAGCGGCCGCTGGAAAAAGCACAAGAGGCCATGGCCGATTTCCTGCTGGGTATCGGAAAACCAATTACCGCCTCAGCCCCTGTCGTCGATCAGTCGCAGTCAAGATGGTTTAAGGAAGGAAATCTGGCGGCGCGGCCGCTGGAGGATGAGATCAAGCGAATCGAATGGCATCAGAATTACTCCGAGCCAATGATTTATCATGCAATCGCAGATTCCATCCGCTACCTCCGCGACGAGATCGAGCGGATGAAGCTCTCCACGATCTTTATTTCCCAACAAATCGAGGAGCCAAGCTCGCCGAACTGCAATCAGTGATTGAACAAAAGATGACAAACAGATCCAACACTAACTTTATGAAATCCGATTCTGATGAAGCCATCGCGGCATGGAATAAGCGCCTTTTCTCCCGCCGCCATTTGTCGGATTACGATCTCCTCCAGAAGGGTGATGCCCTTTGGTTTGAGGGGGATTGGAGGGAGATTCCACCCAGTCAAGTCGGTCTCCTGGTTCTCGATACAGAGGGCATCTATGGAGTCCGCCCGCGCCCAACTTTCGGGAGGATGAAATCATGACCACCTCAGTCGATTCCCCGGTCCCCGAGGGTGGTGGTGAGAACCAGTTCTACCATGACTGGGATCTCATCACTTCGACGGTCTATCTCCGCGCCCTGCTCCGTGAGTTCCCTTTTGCCGAGCGTAAGGGGGAACGGCTCCGGTCTGATGAAAATTGCCGGTCGATGGCCGTCCAGGTCGCCGCGATGTTCGCCCAGTTCTGTGTCGGTCTCCTCCCGGAGGGCGCTTCGCGCATGGGCTTCATCTTTAACGCCAATTCCCAGCGTTCCGGTAAGTCTCTTCTCGCCAAGATCGCCATCGTTCCCATCTACGGCCGTTTCGTCGCTCAGTCCTGGCATGCCAAGGAGGAGGAGCAGGTGAAGCGTATCGACTCGGCCATTATCTCGGCTTCGAATTATATCTGCTTCGATAACGTCCGCGGCTATCTCTCGTCTCAGGCGCTGGAGGCCCTGATGACGACTCCCTTCTGGGAGGCTCGTGTCCTTGGCACGTCTGAGATGGTGATGGCTCCCAATAAGATTTCCCTGTTCGTCACCGGCAATGATCTCATGGTCTCGCCGGATCTTTCCCACCGATTCCTCTTCTGTGATCTCCAGGTCTCCGAGGGCGATGTCCAAGATCGTAAGCCGCCGTTCGTCATCGATGATGCCTGGCTGATGCAAAAGGAGAACCGGATCGATATTCTCTCGGCTCTCTGGGCCTGTGTCCGGTCTTGGGATCAGGCAGGCCGCCCCACGGCCTCGTCGTTCGGCTTTAAGCCTAAGCTGGGATTCGAGCAGTGGGGGGATCTCATCGGCGGGATCGTCGCCCATGCGGGCTTCGGGAACTGTCTCGAGGCGCCTCAGCTCGCCGTCGGTGGCAATAATGAGGATCGCCAGATCCGTGAGTTGTTCACGGTCCTCATGGAGGAGATGTTCACCCCGCGCAAGGAGTTCACGTTCCAAGAGGTCGTGAATGCCGCCGCCGAGAATGATCTCTTCTCCTGGCTGCTCGACGGCCGTAAGTCGGATGGAGATTTCCTCCTCTCCGCCAAGGCCAAGTCGTCGTTCGGCCTCCTGCTCGGCCGCTATGGCCCCAATGTCGATCAGCGTAATCGCCCCCGTTCGTTCCGCATGGCCTCCGGGGAAACGATTCTCTTCGGATCGTCAGGCAAGGGCCGCCAGAAGCGTTACTTTATCGAGGAGCCCGATGTCCCCGCCGCCGCTCCCGACGCTGTAGAGGCGGAACCTCAGTCAGCATAGCTCTCACCCTCGATCCCTCATTAAGGCCCGATGTCGGATTCCCGATTTCGGGCCTTAATTTTGCCCTCGTTTCCATGCGTTTCTTTGGCGTTTTCCCTGCGACCCATTTGTCGGATCGACCAGACCTTAGCACCTATGTTAAATCTGGTAATGTTATTGAGTTGAAGAATAGTCGTCGCGTTGCGACTTGGATCGAATAAATACGGACGACTCGGAGGATCGTGATTCGATGGTTTTGTGTGTTTTTAGAGCCATTGTGTCCCAAAGCGCTTGAAATCCGGTGTTTTTGCACAGGTCATGCACAGGTATCAGCTCAACCTGTGCAGTTTGCAAGTCGCTTTCGTTGAAGTTGTTGAGTCCCCCTATGCAAAGGTTGCATAGGTAGCATAGGTAGTTGGGGGTTTGTGTGGGTGAAAAAGGTGCGGAATTCAAAAAGAGGATTATTCTCTAGGAAACCAGCGGGAAATACCTGTGCTACCTGTGCTACCTGTGCAGCCGGTTCGCCGAGCGAGTCGCCATCTTGATCCATCGCTGCACTGGTCTGACTCGATACCCGTGCACGACCTGTGCTTAGAAATGTCACCACCATGGTGGTAAAGGAATCTATTTGAATCATGTTTCAACAGGTTAGGCCAATGCCATTGTCATGTAACTTTGTGTGTGACTGATTAGTTGACAAGTTGCACTGAGGTTGTGACATCAGGTTCTCCCTCAAAAAGCCTCGTTCCAGTCATCGCCCAGGCATGGGGGACCTCCCGAGCCTACGTCTACAAGCTCATCTCCCGAGGATGTCCGGTCGATTCCGTCGAGGCGGCAACCGAATGGAGGAATTCAAACGCCAAGTTGGGGGTGGGCTATCGTTCCGGCCATTCTCGCCCCAATTCCTTCCCAGACGATCCGGAAAACGGGGAGAGCGGAGGTGCAGGGGTGCAATTTCAAACAAACAACCAACCGGGGTCCGGGGGGTATGCCAGGAAAAGGCCGAAGCTCAACACGATTGAGCGTTCCCTGAAGCAGGCGATTGAGATTGAGGAGCAGGCCGCGGAGGTGGTTCAGCGATGCCGATCCGGCGAGCATGCCGACAAGTTGGTCACTGCCATCAATGCCTACAACAAGGCCAGCTCGAACCGTATTGAGATGGAGGAAGCTGTCCTGGAGCTTCAGAAAAAGCGCGGTCAGTTGATTTCGATAGAAGACTCCAAAGAGATCATCCGGAGGGCGTGGGGACCCCTTCTGATGAGATTGCGGGCTGTTGGAAAGCGGTGTGCATCGAAAGTAAATCCCCAGGATGACGTGATGGCGGAACGCGTGATCTCTGCAGAAGTGGAAGCAGCAATTTTAGAGGGCCAAACGAGCTATGAAAAAGCTCTGACGCATGGCCCGCCGCCTTCCGAGTAGCCCGCACGCTGCCGCGGCCGTGGAAACGGCCATGTGGGAGATGCTGTCGACGCCAGAGGACATTCCTGTGTGGGAATGGCTGGAGCGTTATGTCGTGCTTACTGAGCGCGAGACGGCGACTCCTGGGGCGTTCCGAACGGATTCCAGGCCTTACGTCAGGGAGCCGCTTGAGGCATTCCGGGACAAATCAGTTACCGATCTCGTGCTCTGTTTTGGGACGCAGACGGCCAAAACCATGACAATCATGGGTGGGGCGGCGTGGAAGCTCTGCAACGACCCCATGAATCTGCTCTGGGTCATGCCGAACCTGGATCTCGCCAGGACATTCTCAACCAATCGCTGGCGGCCGTTCGTGGACGATTGCCCGCCGCTTCGGATCCAGAAACCGGATGACCGGCATCTCTACACCACTTGCGGGCAAACTTTTGCCAGGGCCTCGCTGAAATTCGTCGGATCCAACTCCCCGGCCAACCTGGCGTCCCACCCGGCCGGTTTCATCGTGATGGATGAGACCGACAAGTTCAAACTCAGGACCGAGCGCGAGGCTGGAGCGCTTCAAAACGCCGAGGAGCGATCCAAGAGCTTCCCGTATCCGCTTCGTGTTAAAACCAGCACCCCCACCACGGTTGGGGGTGTGATCTGGGGGGAGTTTCTAAAAGGTGATCAGCGGTATTACCATGTCCCGTGCCCTTGTTGTGGTGAGCGGATCAAGCTGCTGTGGAAGAACGTCCGGTGGTGGGACAAGGAAGAGGGGGAGAGTAAAAACGGGGGCGGCGACTGGGATCTCGAAAAGGTCATCCGCAATGCCTTTTACCGCTGTCAGGTCTGCGACCAAAAAATCTACAACCACCAAAAGGAGGCAATGTTGTTGGGTGGCGAGTGGCGCGCCAGCAACCCCAATCCGCTGCGCGGATTCAGGAGCTACCACCTTAATTCCCTCTATGCTCCGCTGAAAGAATGTCACTGGGGGCTTCTTGCTGCCAAATGGCTGCAGACCAAGGGGAGCATGACGCTCCGGCAGAATTTCATCAATTCGACGTTGGCCGAGCCATTCGACGACGAACAGGCGGTCGATGACGATCCGATCCCTGTGACGATCTATACGCCCTCGGACCTTCCGGAAAAGCGGATCCCGATCATGACGGTCGACGTGCAGGAAGGGCACTATTGGTCCGTCGTGCGGAGCTGGGGGCATCCCCATGGACCGAATGGGCAAGAAAGCTGGCTCCTCTTTGCCGATCGCGTCGATACCCCCGAGGAACTCGAATGGATGCAGAAAGAGTATGGGGTGGAACCTCAGAGGGTTGGGCTCGACATGGCTCACCGGCCGAACATGGTGGCGGCCCTGTTGGTCAAATACGGGTGGCGTGGCCTTTGGGGTCAAGATCGCAGCGGCTACCCGCACACGCTGGGTCCCGGCCTCCGCGTCATCCGGGAATACTCCCCGGTCCAGTTCAGGGATCCGCATCTCGGAACCATTCATCAAAGCGAAAACAACACCCGGGCCAAGTATCGCTACTGGTGCACCGACCGCATCAAAGATCGCCTGGCGGCGTTACGCGGGGTTAATCCGCCGCGCTGGCATGTGCATCCCCAGGTCAGCAAAGATTACGTCCATCAGATGAATTCCGAGCGGCGCGTCCCCAAGGAAACCAGGACCGGCCGGCTGATCTACTACTGGAAGGCTTTCCGTAAAGCGAACCACCTCTGGGATTGCGAGGCCATGCAGATCGTGATGGCTCTCAGTGGAGGCGTTCTTGAGGATGACTCACTGAGGTCGGCCAACGACAGCCAACAGATCCTGAAACTTCAGGAATCTATTTTTTCTGAAAACAAAACAGGAGCTTCTCCCAAAGAAGCTGACATCCCCCCATCAAGGTCACAAGAGCCATGAATCCCCCGATCAGCGGGTGAACAAACACCAATCCCGCCGAAATCCCGAGGAAGAACAGCGTCCAAAGGGCGGTGGTGATGACGCTGGAAATCCTCTGGCCGAGCGGTGGAATGGTGCTTTCCTGGTCGACCTCGACGGGCCTGGGCGGCTCGCTGACGGCGACTGGTATCGGCCTCAAGGAAGGCTCCTGGGGTTTTTCCACTAACTCCCTTGCCCGTTCCATCAGGAACTCGGCGCGTTCTGGGCGGATAATCTCCATGGGCTTGATTAAATCCTCCGTGATCCGAGGAGTGAGAGCAAGCCTTGGGCAAACTCCGCGGCGCGTGCCTCCAGGCAAAAGTAGCGCTGGAGGAGCGTCAGGCCGGTGACCAGAAGGAGATTCCCTTGGCGCACGCCGCGGAGGATCAGGGGGATGGCGATGGCGATCAGGAGGATGGCGACGAGGAGTTGGTTGGTCTCTTTATCGAGGGTGAGGGTGGGTTTCATGGGGTGGTGATCTGTGGGTTAGATGGTGATGACTGCGGTTACGATTGACTTCGCCAGCTCTCCGTGTGGCTGAACTTGCTCGGTATGAGTAATGATGGGGGCCAGGTTATTGATCCGCTTCAGCTTGGTATCCTCAAACCCTTGGAGCAAAACGGCTGTTCCGAGGGCGAGTTGCCCGACGATTTTGAATTTAACCGTATAGGTTATGGAGGTGATTCTCCTTTCGGCTACATCACGAAGATCCATCCCCTTGTATTTTTCGGGGACCTCCCCGGTCAAGGGATCGATTCGTTCTGCAACGGTGACATCAATGAAGTTTGCTTCTTCGGTAAAAGAGATGATGTCGTTCAAGGACACGGGATCGAGAATAAATGAAATGGGGTAGAGGGGGTTCATGGGGTTGTTGGTTGATTAAAGGGATTGAAGTCCCTCCAATCGGTAAGATCATCGTTGAGTTCGGGATGGCGGAATAAGGATCTGCCATCTTCGTAACCTGGTATCCCGTAGGACTGCCTCCTATTGCAATTCCCCTCAAGGGCCAGTGACCTAGCCGAACGAAAGAGTGGCTTCACGAAATAGTTGGCACAAACCGCCTCCCAAAGCCCTTGTTTTAATTCGAGATCATAATCGCTTATCGGCTTGGATACGCAGCCCCCGCGATGCTGGACGCCGGGGCTTCGGTCAAACGCTCCAAGGCATTCAGCAAAGTCATTGTTGAGTTCAAAGAGGGCCTCGCGGTGAAGTCGCTGGATGCTGATCCGGCGTGGATCCTGACCGCTTTCTTTTCGCATTGTCTGTCGCAACTTCCATCCCATTAGTTGGGAGCGCTTGGCGATTATGGTGTTCATGCTTTCGGGTAAAACGTGAAGCCGGTGTTGGCCTTGGCTGACTCGGGGACGTAGCACCAGGATTTTCCGGTGCGGATGATGCAGTCGTCGGCGGCGATATGTTCGGCTGGGACGCCGTTGTGCTCGGCGACCTCGGCCTCGAGCCAGTCGCGGGTCAGGGGATCGATGGGGAGATCGTTGTCGGCGATGATGCGACCGAGGGCGACCTTGACCTTTCCGGGAACTTCGACCCAACACTGATCCTTGGGGAGATTGCCGGCATCGAGCTTGGGAGCTGGAGGTTCCGCAGCCAACTCCTGCTCCAGCTCGAGGCAGAGCTGCTCTGGAGACTTGTTGGTGCGACCGGTCAGCTCATTGATCATGATACGGACATCTAGGTTCTCCTCGCTTTCTAATGGTGTGGGTTTGGTCATCTCTTCTGGATCGGGGGTTGGGGTGGATTCCGGATCTTCCGGGGGTTCTGGTGGTGAAGTGATCATGAGGCGGGTCGGCAACGGTTTTTGAGGCGTTCTTGGCGCTCCCTGATGGCCTCGGCCATCGTGATGGAGGTGGGGATCATGCCTTCGCATGCTGCGTAAATATCTTTGTCAGTTGGCCCTCGGTGCTCGTTGAACGCGATCTCCAGGGCTTTTTCCCAGGCGCGCTCGATCTGGCGGCCGCTGAAGCCCATCGACCTTTCCACGATTGCTTCCATGGTCTCCGGCGTCAGGGCTTCGGGGTTCCATCCCTTGGCGCCGCGGATTTTTGCGATCTGTATTTTCCAGATAGCCCGCCGCTCCTCGTCATCCGGTAGGTCGACCGACCACGTTTCGAGGCGATCGATGATCGGATCGGGGATCCGGTCGATGTCATTCGCGGTGAAGCAGTAGAAAATGCCCGTGGAGTCCTCCTGCATGTCCTGGAGGATCGCCTTGATCACGCGCTGGGTGGTGCCGCCGTCGCGGTCTCCGGAGTTGAAGAGACCCTCGGCTTCATCGATCCAGAGAATGCAGGGAGCGGAGGCCTTGGCGGTGGCAAAGGCCGTCCTCCAGTTCCCCTCAGACTCGCCGATGAATGTTCCGAACAGCCGCCCTGCCTCCAGGCGGAGCAGGGGGATGCCAAAGATGGTCTTGAGTGCCTTCGCGGTGAGGCTCTTGCCGGTGCCTGGCTGCCCGACCACGAGCATGCCCCGTGGCGGGGTTAGGCCGAACTCCCATGCCTCTTGGGTGAAGAGATTGCGCTTGGAGAGGAGATCCTGCTTGAGATTGGCGAGGCCTCCGATCTGCTCCGGGGGGATCGTATCGGTCACGATCTCAAGAATGCCATTGCGGGCGATGGTGCGGGCCTTCTCGCGGGCGATCGTTTCGGCAGCGATGTCGTTGTGCTGCACGAGCGACAGGGAGAAGGCGTCGGTGGCCTCGTCCTCGGAGAGGCCCCGGGCGGAGTCGACGATGGAATTGAGCAGGGCTCCCGTGGGAGGGTGAAATCCGTTGTTCTGGCAAATGGCCTTGAGGAGATCGGCGAGTTCCGCTCGGTCGGGGAGGGGCACGTCGACGGTGACGAAGATCTTGGATAATTCCGGTGGCAGGGCGGTGCGGGCCGCGAGAATCACCAGGCAAAGATCCCGCTCCTTGGCGTCCCTGATCGCGTCCTTGAGCCTGCGGACGATCGAGGCGTGGTAGGAGTGATCGGGGGCTAGGAATAAATGGTAATCCTTGAGCAGGAGGAGTGATTTCGGCGGCAGTGAGCCGAGGGTTTCCAAGATCGCGACCGGCTCGTGGATCGCTTCGATCTTCTTGGATTGCACGTCGATTCGCCCCTCGGTGACCGACCAGTGGAAGACGCGCCGACCGGCTTCCTTGGCGGCCTGAGCGAGGATGCGCTCGACCCGCCGCTCCTCGTGAGAGACGAGATAGAGGGCCGGATAGCAGGCCTTGAGGTAATCGACGATCTGCTGCTTCATGCAGGGTTAGATTTCAAAATATACTCGGACAATCCGGCCAGTGAGGTAGCCATCCTCATCGGCTTCATGAAGTTCCCATGCCGTGATGTTGTTGGGGTCGCCTGATCCCACGGCGTCAGCGTCCTTCCAGTGACGGAGTAGTTCAGAAAGGCGAAAAGCGACTGGCTCGAACTCGTCTAGCTGCGAGGAGAACTCTGCCTCCAAGTCATCGGGGTCGGCAAACTGCCCTCCGTTTCCGTTAGTGCCAAGGGTCGCGATCAGCACTTGGTAGGGGCGTGATTTCTGCAGCCAACTTTTGAAGGTGCCCGCAAACCGCTCATCTTGGGTATGGTCAAAGATGTCGAGCGAATCTAAAAATTCCTGAACCGTGCTCCCCCAGGCATTGTGATCGTTGATCACTTTTCGCGGGGTTTCATTGTATCCGATGGCGCGGAGTTCATCTCCTAGCCAAGAGGATGAGGAGTCCAGGTCGGAGTTATTGATGTCTGTTAGCGGTTTGTTTTTCATGGGTTGATTCCGGTGTCGATCAGGGATTCCTTGTTATGGAAGAGGTGCTCGAAAATGATGCGTGCGGAGGCGGAAAGTTTTCTCGGGGTGCCGTTGCCGCCTCGCTTATGGAGTTCCGGGATTGCTTTCCAGAATGCCTTTCCATCGGCGGATCCCATTCTTTGCATGGGGTGGAAGTTGATGGCTTTTTCAGACGCTAAGAGTTCCGCTGCCTCACGGCAAAGATACTCCCTGATCTGAGGGGATTTCGGGTATTTCCCCGATGGCTGGGATGGGCCTTTCATGTCCGCTGTTTCTGCTGCTCCTTGAGGTAGGGGCGCATCAGGGTGGGTGATTCGAAGAAGTCGGCCTTGCGGGCGACGGAGGCGGTCTGGCCTAAGAGGCTTTCGAGTTCCGCGGAGACCTCCTTGCAGGACGGGCCTTGGACGCCGCTGACTTCAAGGATCGGTGATTCTCCGAGGGGAAAAGTGATTTCAATGGTTCGCATGAGAAGGCGTGGTCGAGGAGGTTGATGAGGATGGGGCGGATGGTTTCTCGGGAGGTGATTACGTGGAGTTGCATACGAGTTTGAGGGTGGTGCCGATGGTTTTTCGTTGGGTGTTCCAACCCTTTGCTTTGGCGAGTCGTTCGGCGGCGACGACGCCGTAGCGTTGGGTTAGCCAGGGGAGTGACGGGCCGCCGAGCATTTCGGCAATCTTCCATCCGTCATAGCGGTCCGGTTCGACCGATTTCTTGAAATCCCCCAGGAGGATGAAGGTCGATGGATTCAAGGGATTCCTGACCACGCCGATCTCATAGTTCACTCCCGGGACCCTGATGGCATGATCGCAGGAGCCAAGCTCGTCGGCGTGAAACCCCTCGGGGATCGGCTCTCCGGCAACGTGCTTCCCATACCAGGCGTAGGTGCGCTGATTGGGGAGGAACTCCAGCCCGAGTTCCCGGCAGGCTTGCTGGAGGGCCTCCAGGTCCCGGATTTCGAGGGTGATGGTGGTGATGTGGCTCATGAGGTGGGAAATGGGTTCTCCTGTTCGGATTCGAGCCGATTGATATGATCCTGCTCCCATTGGATGCACTCCTGACGCGAGGAATGCTGGAACAACACCGGCGAGGGATTGCGCTCGGCGTCGAGCATCCTCACCTGCCAGAGCTGATCTCGGAGATTCCACTCGACC